TAATTCGGCTTGAACTACGGCGCGACTCATTTCAGTTTGTGCAATCGTGAGCGCTTGCTGAGGGTCATTGATGACTTGATCCACCATTATTGAAACTTGTTTAGGAGTAATACCTAACTCTAAAGCATTACCTAAAACAGTTCCAATGCGATCTAACTTAGTATTGCTTACACCGTCAATCGTAAGACCGCGAGTATCAAGCAATCTTTGTAAGCCACCAGCAGGTTTAACAAGTGTTGCAGCGGCTTGGTTGCCGGGTGTCCAAGTATCCCAATTAACTACGCCAACATTTGCAGGTGTTACTGCTTTGTTTAGGCTCCTGTTAATCATTACGCCGCCAGCAGTAGTACCGAGTACCCAACCATCTGCATAAATTGGTGTAAGGGATGCAATCAGAGCAGTCTTGTTAGGCGTGATATGAACTCGCGCCCAATCTCTTACTTGCTGATTTGTTACCTCGGTGTGACCAAGAAAAGCATTAAAGAACGCCTCTGTAATGTCATCAGCGTTAAATGCTCGCCTAAATCCTTTGCGGATCTGTGTGGCGTGTTTAGCAGATAGGCGCACTAACGCGCCATGCCACTCCATTACAACCCCAAATAGCGTTCAGCGTACCAACGAGCGCCATCAAGATCTCTCGACTCAACGAACTTATTGAGAACCTCAGCGTAGGCGTGGTCTAGGTGTTCAAAGTTGAATGGGCGAGTAGCGGTTCCGCGATTTACCCAACGAATGAATTTCTTAACTTCTTCTTGTGCTGGTTCAGCCTTTGGCTCAGCAGTTTCAGGTGCTTCAGGCGCTTCTGTTGCGCTTGGCTCGCCATCTTGCTGACCATTTTCATCAAGTGATGTTCCAGCAGCAACTACGCCATCTGGTGTGAACATAAAGACTGACTGACCTGCAACAAGGAACGGCATATCTGCTTCTGGAGTGTCAATAAGAGGCAATCCGTTATCATCGCGCCATTCGTTCACGGTCATACCAGCAGAACGCTTCTTGAGATCATCGCGCTTGGCTGAATCTTCGTTATCTGTGGCATCACTTGATGACAAGCGGAATTCAAGTTCGCGTGGCATACCCAACCAGCGATAGGAAAGGGCTGAGAGTTGCTGAGAGAGCCACTTAGCAGTTGGGGTAATACCGATTGCTTCTGCGGCTTCTTTCTCGCCCTGCTGATGACCTGAACCACCAAGACCAGTCTTGGCAGAGAATCCAAGTTCAGTAGGAAGAACGCCAAAGTGTCCTGTGATCGAGGTGATGAGGTAATCGTCTAAGCGATCAGAGAACTTTTCTGAGTAGCCTTCTTCAAACTTGAGAACGCCGCCCGGCAAAAGCATACGCATACGGTTACGCTGCTCGGTCTGCCCTGCAAGTTCATCGTTGTAGATGTTCTCGTAGTAGCGAATCTGCTCAGGTGTGAGGTTGGCTGATTCTGGAAGTTCAAGCCATGACTTAGGCATTACGCCATCTGTGAACTCGCCCTTGATCCATTGCTGGCGGCGAAGGTAGATATCTGCCATTGGAAGAGCGCGCTCTACTGGTGAATATCCCCAGATTGAGTTAGCGCGGCGATTGCGGATGAGGTAAGCAAGTTCATCGCTTGAGAACTCACCATCTGCATCTTCATCATCTACTGGTGCGTGGAATTCAGAGCGTGGGAAGCCAAAGAGAATCTGTTGGTAAGCAGGGCCAACTGAAGGATCTGGGCGCATACCGCGATCATCAAGAAGTGGCTTGATGGTTGATCCGTCAAGAATCTGCAATCCGCGAATCTCGCCACCGATGGTTGCTTGAGGCCAGATAGCAAGCGCATCAAGAACATCCATCTCCTCGATCGCCATTCCTAGCCAATCAACGAAGGTAAGTCCATTAGCAGGGTCAGGGGTTTCCCAGAACTTGCGAAGGCGAGCAATCTCAGGTGCAAACTTTTCACGGGCATCAGCCATAGCGCGTAGGTGATTGCCACCAGCCTCAGCGATAATGCGTTCAGTAGCCGAATCTGAAAGAACGATATCCCAATCAAGCCCTGTGAGTTTAGCCTTGCGAACTTCAATACAACGGCGAAGAATATCAATCTGATCTGCGGCTACGCGAAGGGTCTTAAATGGTACGAGGCGGTTCTCAAAAAGGTTGATGTTCTGAGCAACCAAGAACTCGTAACGGCGTGGATCAGCGCGGTTAGTGCGTGGGTTGAGCGGGTTGATCGCGTTAGGAAATAGCGGAACGGCAGCAGGAAATGGTGCGCTACCGAGAATAGGATCACGATACATAGGGTCAGCGTTGTAATGCTGAGTATCGGTGCTAGTTAAAGCATTAACATTGACTGGAGAGGCTGAAGGCGCAAGTGTTGGCGCTTTAGTAATCTGCTCCGCTACCTTAGCGGCTAGGCGATCTAACAAGCCCATCTATTCTCCTTTATTAGCGAACCCAAATCATGCCTACATCGGCAGTTGGTCTTAGTCCTGCGATTTTCCATCCATCTGTTTCCCAAGCCTTAGCGTGTGCATCTCGCCAAGCCCATAAATCTTGATCTATGTCATACCACTTATCGGGTTGTTCTAAGTGATTGACGATGAACTGCGGTGCAACCTGCGTATATCCAAGAGCCGCTAGGTAATGTAGTTGCTTCTGGTGTTCGTCTATCGTTGCCTGAGTCCACTCAAAGGTAAGCATCTTGTATTTACAGATCATGCCCTTGAATACTGACCACTCAGCGCCTTCAACATCTATCTTGATGAGATCAGGCTCGCCGTATATCTTGGCGAGGGTGTCTATCGTGATCGTATTGGCGTGGGTAGTCCAAAAGGGTTTGCCGGCATAGGGCATTGTGTCCGAGGTAAGCCACTCTTTATTGAGGGTGCTTAGGCCATCTTCTTGTGCCTCGTAGAACTCCACGCGCTCGTTATCTTTATCAGATGCGGCGAACTTGAGTGGGGTAACGCGAGGGTTGTATATAAAGTTCTTGACTAGCTCTGCATAAATCCGTGAAGGTTCTAGGGCTACTACATCGTAGCCAAGAGCGAGCGCAACAACCGTAGCATCGCCACGATTAGCGCCGATATCAAAGAATAACGGCAAGGTTTGCCTCTATCGCTTGGCGGTACTCATCGCTGATCTCCATAGAAAGCAACTCATTGAAGATTCTGATGGATTCATCTCTGCGACCTAGCCACCAACCTGCAACGGCTTCTTCAAAATCTAAGGCGTATTCCACATAGCCAACATCTGTCGGGAGTGGGTTATATCCAAAATCATCGCCTGAAACATTCTGACCAATGCGAGCATAAACCCAAGCCTCGCGCCAGTTGCCTTGGCGTTCGTGGAACTGCGACAAGAGGAAGAATCCTTCTGGGCGATCAGGGTCGTATCCGATTGCTTGCATAAGGCAATTAGCAACTGTTGTTAGGCGGTCTGTCTGCTCGTTAAAACATTTGGCAAGTTTAAGTAGCGAGGTATAAACATAAACATCGCCCCACTCTTTGCCATACTCGGCGGTGCGTAGATAGAAAGAAACTGCGCTCGCTATCTGATCTGCCTTCTCGTACTCAACCGCAACCTCAAAGTTTAACTGTGGGTTGAAAGGGTCTTTAGATAGTGCATAGATAAGTTCATCAAGCATCAAGCGCCTCCGCTATTAGATCCTCAATAATAACGCGCGGCGTTACTAATACAAATGCGGCGTTATCTGCAACGGCAAAGCTAATCAGCAAGTCACCTTGGTATTCAGCAATCCCTACGCAGAACTCGATCCTGAAATCTAGGAACGAGAATTCTTTGGATAGTCCAACAAGGTTTAACTGATCGTCATATACGCAGAGCCTATGGCGGTATATGCCATCCTTCTGATTGAGGTAGTTCTTGAAGAGATCAACCTCATGCGTTATAGAGATGTAACAGTTGCCCCATCGTATGAGTTGAGAGCCGCCGCGCTGATCTTTAGCGGGCTGGATTCCTTGGCGAACGCTAACCTGCTTGGTCTGTGTTCCATCAAACTCGACAACTTCAACAGGGCTAGACCACTTAACAAAGTGATAAGGGCGATCAAGTACCGGCATCCAGTTCTTCTCGCAGTACGAGGCATCGGGAACAGGTGCGGGGATTCGCTTGCGATCAACTTCCTTTGCAACCCAGTTCTCTTTGTCTAGCGCGATCTTGGTCAGTTCCATACGACCCACGCCGTTAGTAGTGGTATCGCGCCGAACGCCTATGAGGTAATAATCATCCCAATAGACAAGGCGAGCATCTTCTAAACCGACAAACTCCCAAATGGGT